TCCAACACAGATAGATTAATAGTCTATGGTGGTGCTGTAGCTATTCTGGCTCTTTATTTCAATAGGGCCGCCCTTAGTGTAAAGAACTTGCGGAGGGCCATGCAATTATTGAATGGGGTGATGACGAAAAACAAGTGGATGTTGCTGTTTATCGTCGCAGTAGAGGGCATTATATATGCCAAGCAAAAATGGTTCGACAAAACAGAAGGGTTAACTGAAGCAGAGAAGAAACAGAATCAAGTAATAAGAGATCAGACCGCTAATATTAAAAGGCTAATAGAAGAAATACAAAACCAAGGCGATTCCGTTGATACTCTAAGGGAAAAAATTGCAAAGCATGAGGAGATCCTTAAGACTCAGTTGAAAATGCTCGTGTTCATTGAAGAACAAAAGGCTAAGGGCTGGAAATCATCAAAGAAAAGCCAAGAGGGTTTAATTGCTTTAAAGAAAGCAGTAATACAAGCACTTAAGGATGAGCTTGCGGCGGCACTAGCTACTCAAGAGGGTTATCAAGCAGATCAATTAGAAAAACTGGTAAAAAAATATCAGAAGATGGTTGATATTCAAGAACAGAAGAAGCTGGGTGAATCAGAGGCTACTCTAGCTACAATAGAAATGATAAGGGCGGCTGATACTCTTGGACTGTCTTTAGATAATTTGCCCGAAGGACTGAAAGCTCTTATTAAAGAGTACGTCAAATTAAAAGTAGCAACCGACGATGCATCTGATGCGATGAAGGCGCAAGATAAAATAAACAAAGAGCTCGTCGGCATGTACGCTCAAACAAAGCAGGGGCAAATAGATGCGCTTTTAGCTCAGAAGGAAAAGGTAGAAAACGATAAAGAAAATGCCATAAGTGATGAACAAAAGATTGTCGTATTAGAAAATTTAAATAGTAAGATTGCCGTATTAGAAGGAAGGGCGATAGAGATGGGCGGTGCGGTGTCGAAAGCATTGAACCAAGCCTTCGACCCTAGCCTGGGGCCAGGTGAAGCCTTAAAAGGGTTTATGCTTCAGGTTATGCAAATGATGCAACAAGCGATTCTTGCTACAGGAGCACTGAATAAGGCTCTTACATTTGCTTGGATTCCTGGTTTAGGTGGGCCTGGAGTTCTGGCCGCACTTGCAAGCCTTGAAATAGCTAAAGCCGCAATTAGAAGCATTAAGTTTGCGGAGCACGGCATGAACGAAGTAGTTACAAGCCCTACAATGATAGTCGCTGGTGAGGCTGGCCCTGAACATGTTAATATAACGCCTCTTTCTGGTGGAGGACAACAAAACAGCCAAGGATCGTCAATTAATATCAACATTTCAGGCGGAGTAGTGCAGGAAGATTATATTAGAAACGAACTTATTCCAGCCCTAAACAGGGCAACTGGAACAGGCACAAAGTTAAATGCTTGACTTTGACAATAGCCTTGATGCCTCACTAAAAAACCAAGACGTATCATTTTGGGTTCTTAAATTATATTATAAGGACGAGAGCTCAAGTGAGTTTACTGGGGTAAGTGATCAGCACAGAGTAAACGGGAGCGACGTATATCACGGGATTGTTTCTTCCTGGGGTTCTCTAACCCAATCTTTAGATTTTTACAAGTTCCAAGTGACTCAGGCTAACATGTCTGTCACTCTTATAAACACAGAGGAAAGTATAAGAAACATAGCGGATACAGGTCGTGTTAGGTTTTCTGACTTGTCTTCGGAGGTGAACTATGCTCATCGCAAATGGGAATTGTTTCAGTGTACCAAAGGCACGGCTACGTTTGACGATTCAGACAATATGATTGGTTCTGGAGTCATAGCTGGAGACCACAACTATGATACTGAAAAAATAACCCTCACCCTCCTAGACAATTCATCTAGGCTTCATAAAAAAGTCCCATTTCACTCTGTTGATGTGGCTACATATCCTAGAGCACCAAAAACTAATATAGGATCACCAGTTCCTATGAGTTATGGCGACTTCGATAACGCCCTATCAGATTCTCCCGATGAAGGTTCGTACGGTGACTTCTATTATCACTTTAGAAAGGGTCATTTCCCCGCAGTGGTCATAGATGAGGAAGATGAAAATGGGTTTAGAAAATCATTGCCAGACTCAGATCAGCCTTATGGATCAAGCCACAACCTAACTGTATTAAACAGTTTAAATGCTGATGCCGTTTATCTGGGCGCAGAGGGCGAATACTTACAGTGTAACAAGCTAAATGCAAAAGTTGCTGTTGGTTCGTTGGGAAACAGCTATGCGCCAACAGAAGATGGTCACAATGTTCTTTATGTGTCTGGTCATAGTTATTTTGCATATTTGAATCTTCGTAGCATAACATCGGAGGACGTTATAACCACTGGGCATTTCTCAAATGTTTGCGACAGATCAATTGATTCTGATGGGGAATTTGATACGACAGCAGAATTTGGAGCCACATACCCTACAGAGAGATTCTGTTATTTCAGGTTTCCAGAAATGAAAGAAGTTGGGAGAATGATAAGCGATTCTAATATGCATGTTTTGGTGTATAAGACAAACATTTATGAGACAGGTGGATCAGAGGAAGGGATGATGGAGGTTCAGTCCCCTGGTTTGGATGGCGGATTGGGTGGCGGTACAGAAGGTACTGGTTTTTTTAAGAGAGCGATTTCTGGGAATGATTTTGATGATGACGAACAACAGACGTTATCATTTCAAGACCATATACTTACAATTGCGCATCGTAAAATAGACAGCGGAACGTCAGGGCATACCGTTTCACAGCTTGGCGTACAAATTGAGGTTATACCTAAAGTAATGGTTGGTAAGCCGATAGTTAAACAGGAGGTTGTATATACTGGTGAGCGCAACGATCCAGGTGGTTATAAGATAGTTAACACAGAGGTTGTTTCTGGTCAAACGGGTGAAAGTTTTCAATATTTATATTATTCTGGTAAGGGAAGGGAATTTGGTAGTTGGGTAGATCAAGATTCTAGAAACAATGGTTATAATAGTGGGGGTTTAATTGAAAACCCTGTATATATAATTGAGAATATATTAAGGTCTGAACTGGGCCTTTCTTCCAGCGCAATAGACTATGATTCGTTTGATGAAGCTGGCAACACAACCGATGGTCATATAGCCAACGCATTTGACATTTCTACAATAAAAATAAAATTTGCCTTTAGCCACTATAAGTTTATGGATTCAAGAGAGCTAATACAGAGGATTGCGGCTCAGTGCTTCTCTTATGTTTTTATAGGTGGTGATGGAAAGTTCAAAATAAAGACACTCCGAAGAGGAGCAGGGTATACTTCAGCAGATAAAGTAATTGATTATCAAGAAATAGTATTAAACGGCGTTTCTAAAACGACGACAAGTCAAATAAAAAATGATGTTACTGTGAAATATGCTTACGACTATCTTAACGAAACATTTACAAAAGAAGCAACGGATGTACAGGGTTTTGTTAGTGAACTTACTGACCCAAACCACACGGGGAAGCTAAGCTATGATGGTTTTGGAATTTTAGATGACGACACCGCAAACGCTCTTGCGGAAGGGTATAGAATATTATTTCAAGGGCAGAAGCCTGTTTTAGAGATAAAGTGTCTTCGTCCACATTATAATAATTTGGAATTGGGTGACGTTGTATCGTTTGTGAACTGGGACAGTAAAATAAAAATATATGGAACGGCAATGGCGGCAGACGATTATTATCTAATTACCGATATTAGTAAATTGCCGTTTGGTTGTAATATTACAGCAGTACAAGTAGGATAAAAGCAGGAGCATAAAATGAGTTATAACAGATCAGGTATTCCAAGAGCATACATGGACAGGGTCACTCACGACTTGGTAACGGGGTGGAGAGTCATAGGTGATCACGATTTAGCAGACCCACAACCTACGTCTGGCTCTTTAGGCGATTTGTTTGATATGAGACCAACGAATTTTGTGACTTGGGCAACAAATTCTCATCCTATAACAATTATTATTGACACTGGTTTTAGTTCTGGTACTAATAGCGAGGCAAACTTCCTGGCTATATTGGGGCATAACCTAAACTATGCTGGTGCTAAGTTTTCGTTGGCATCATGTAGTGTTAGTGCTTTTAATTCCAACGTAAATTCCATAACAGATGATACTGAAACAGAAATAGTCAACGCTACATACGAGGGTGGTTATATTAAGCCAGGTTATAATGGATGGAGCTTAATAACGTGGCCTGAGCCAACTGCAAACAATCGGTTCTATAGGTTAATAATTAATCCTGTTAGTACAAATTTCTCTTATCCCGTAAAAATAGGAAACGTGTTATTGGGCGAATACATAGATTTCCCACATTCTCCAAACGCCAACCTGAAGTTTTCCGTAGATTATGAAGGATCTAAAATATTAACATCTGCTGGAGGGCAGTCTTTTTCTTCTGCATCATACTTAGGGTCTCCACCTTGGGCGGTTACAAACCCGTGGATTATAGCAACGTATCAATCAGAAACAGCGTCGTATGAAATATCGAGACACATGGGTAGACGTAGATGGAACATGGACTTCAGCTATATAAATGACACTGATTTATTTATGTCAAACATGCGTGGAGCGGCTGGTGATGTAATTGATGGAGCAGATTTATATTCGCAATTTTACAATAAGGCTCTCGGAGAACATCAACCGTTTTTGTTTACAAATAATGGTTCTTCCGCTGGGGCGGGAGCAGAGTCTGGATTTGGATTATACAGGCTTGCTAGTGGCAATATAGAATCTACTCAAGTCACCCCAAACACATGGAACTCGTCTTTTAGTTTTGTCGAGCACTGGTAGAACAGCGGGGACAAACACTTTCTTCTTTCCCTAAAGAGGGGAAATCTTCATAATAAATTGGTATGCTTTTGGTGAAGGCTACCTTATACTGCCAACAAGCACAACATACAGGACAGCGTTTTATAAACCTATCTGCGTAGTGTGAATCAAGCTTGTAATCGTTGAAGTCGCAAGGCGTACTTATTCTTGCGTTGTCCACAAACCACTTTATAGACCTACCGCTTTTAGGATTTTGTTTAAAAAACCTATTTCTTTGGCGTATTGCGTATGCTTCGTCTGTCAAAACGGTTGATCATCCGTACCTCCGTACCCTGATTCTCTTTCTGATTTTGGGGTAAATTTTAAAGAATAGTATTGCTTTCCATCCATTGTTGTATTGTCCCAGCTAGCAACATCATATACTACACCGCCCACGTTGGCAGTTCCTGTTAGGTCAGGTCGTTTTTCATTACCCTCTTTATCGTTTTTAAAGATTGAACCTGAGTTTTCTTTATGTTCGTACATTTTTACTCCTTATGTAGAGGGCGGAGAAGTAAGGAGGATGATTCAAATGGGTATGAATCATGAAACTCCCCCGCCCGCTTTTTTTACTTCTTCTACTTCACTCAATATTTTCTCTGCCTTACCATCGGCCTCGTAGCTAGTATACCTTTTAAGTGCGCTTTTAACCGTATCGTATTCCTCATAATCCAGTATGAGGGCTATCCTTCTCTCAGACATTATATTTTAATCTCAAGTATTGTTGTCTTTGGAATTAGTTTATCAAGAGATTTAGGATTATAAGCCTCAAGGCTCTTATGAATATCGTATCCTTTGTTGTTCACGTTTTGTAAATCCACTTTTATTCCGTCTCTGTTTCCACTCTCATAAAAAATATAAAGATTCTGGCTTGCCCTACCAGACAAATTTAAAGCTTTTTCTGAATAATCGTTTGCCCCAACAAGCGATGAACTCCTTGCGTAACCATCTCCTATTCTAGCAGAATGTATATGCCCACTAATTACATAGTCAATATTTATTCCCCTATTAGCATATCTACCTTTGATTTGATTGATAGAAGATTCATGGCGTGTGGTTATTGATCCGTGTCCATGTAGAAGTAGGAGATTTTGCCCTGCAACATTTAATACCAGTTCCATTGGATCATCTGCAACAAAGTTTACCTCGCTTCCCATAAACAGTGCTCTTAACATATTAAATATGGTAAAGTCATAGTTGTTTGTAGCCATCGCATCAACCCAGCCATATTCTTTATGTATCCTTGCCTCATTACCAGAAACGCAAGCTACTGTCATATTAAAATCTTTATTCAAATCAATTACTGCTTGCTGGAGTATATCCACAGCTATAAAAACCGCCTGTGATCTGTTTGTAGCGTTAGATAGAAGTTCATCAAGCCTTCTGTCTGAATTTATTAAATCGCCTGTAAGGGCGAGAATTACATTAGATATATCTTGTGTTGAAAAATAAGTTTTAGCGGCATCTACATGCTGTTTTATACGCTTTGAGGCTATATCAAAGTCGTATCTATTATTAGGGAGATCAACCAGCTCGTTAAAATGCAAATCTGATAGGTGAACCACTCCAACCGCCTTGCCTTTTTTAGGATGACTCTTTATAACTTTGTGTAGTTTGTTCTCCCTGAGAACCTCTAAGAGTCTTTCGCTAAAAACGCTAACCGCATTATCTAGTCTAGCGTATTCACGGAATGTTTTTCTTTCAATTCGATTTGTATCTTGGTGCGCCTGTTTTTGTTTGGCAAGTTTGACACCTTCTTTTATAATCTCTGGTTCACCAATAACAGGGGACACTGTCCTGTAGGCGCATTTTTTGCATTTCCACTTATCCTTCGGACTCGAAGAATCGTTCTTCCCGTTTCTTATTAAATCCCCACTTCCGCAAGAGGGGCAGGATATTATATAATTATCATCATTGTAAGTTATCATAGTGGCGTTTTAGTTCGAGGTATAAATCCTCTAGTTGTGGCGTTGAAAATTTATTCACAGTTCTATATCTACGGTGAAGCTCATCAAGCTTTTCTTGACCGAATTTCTCTATGTACCAGTTTGAGTAAGGATAGAAATCTCGCTCATGCCGTAAATTACAACCTCTGCATTGAGTATGGCAATTTCCATCTTCCGATATATCCCACCTTGTATTATATGTAGTCCTAGAAAACACATGTCCGTTTTGTAAAAACTTTGTCGACCCACAAACAACACAGTGTGGGGTGGTCTCACGAATTATAAGGCTAACAACCTTATCCAGTTTTCTTACTGTAGATTTCCTTTTACTTATTTTTCTTCGTGGCATCAGTAACTAATATAATTTAATTTTTTTTGATCCATGTAGAACATCAACTCTCTGTCCCATAGAGAACCAGGTCTAGGGTTTTTCATGCCGAGCCATTTTACAGTTCCTTCAACCTCTTTAACCCAAATATAACCGATACCATCGTGGAACGACCAAATTATACAGGTAGGCAAACCTTCGTTGACTTGTTCTTTTTGACAGTGGTGAAGTTTTCTTACAGAAATTCTTACATAATCTTTTTCACCAATTTTTTCATTTACACCCTTTACCTCGGCGAAAGCTACTCTCCTCTGCTCTGGCAATCCGCCGCCTGTCATCAATACTGCATCTACACCTTTTAGTTCTTCTGTCATTTTGTAGCTTAAGTTTTTATTAGCACACAGACAGAATAAAGCCTTGTCCTGTCTTTCTCTATCCATCGAGGTTTCAAATTTTTTCTCAATCATCGCTTCTCCTTTATAACTCCTTGTATGTACCCAGCGTTTATCCACCAACCGTTACCATGTTTTCTAAAACATTTTAGCCTGTCCTTTTTCCATTCAGGGTCATACGGAGCATCTCTTTTATATTTCCATCCTTTTTTCCAATTCTTCCAATCATCTTTTTTGCGACTCATCATCTTTTATATTTCCATTGTCGTTGCCACTTGCCAATAACATCACTCATTACAACCCATATAATAAAAAGGGATACCGCTATAAATAAAAGCGATACCCCTAACACCATAAGATTACTTATCCAAGTAGCTATATGAATCATTTCCCACCCAACCAGCTATCAAGCCAATCTCTCTTAAAGACAATCTTGTTGATACCTTCTGGTTTTGATGATTTTAGCCTACCAGTTCTAACCGCACTGTAGATTGTAGTACGACTACACTTAGTATAATCCATAGCCTCTGGGACTCCAAGCCACACACGATTCCTGTGGTTTTTTAATGCGTTGGTTATATACGCTATCATTTTTTCTCCTTTTTTTTGTTTTCTATGAAACACGCTTCTACACTGTCTAATATTTTAGTATCAAACGATTGGGTAGTATAAATTCCTTTTTTTAATCCTATTATAACTGATATTATGTACCGACCATTAGGAACAGACTTGCGAAATTCCTTATGTATTTCAAATTCATCGTCATATTCCTCATCGAACATGTGCTGAACTGCGAGGCGCAATCTCGCATTGGTCGCAGTATTAATATACTGGGGAGTTCTATATTCACTAGCAAGTAAGAACTCTCTATCGTGAGAATCAAGTAACGATACCGCTTTTAATTTCATTTTCACTCCCTTATTACCTCAGGGTCTTCTTTTTTAAGAATACAGGTTAAACAGGTTCTTTCATCTATGTCGCCAGAATACTTGTCAAGTATATCCCCACATTCTCTACAGATTATTTTTGAGTATTTTGTTCTATCTATGGCAATCATTTGCTGGCATCCTTCATAACTTCATCAAATAATGCAGTTACAATCATATTCTTTACACCAATAGACCAACGGTTGGTAAGTGGATGGTTATCAAGAACATTATGAAACCTACTTTTCAAGTCAACACCATCTTTTATAATAGTAAAATTTGCTTGTACTACTCCTAGCTTATCAGTAGAAATCATTTAGTCTCCTTTACCAAATCGGTTGTTGTCATAATTGGGTGATGCTCACATTTTCTGCAAATCATAAAAGTATCTTTATACTCTGTTTTTACTTGGTATCCACATTCTAAACATTCTAAAACGTAATTATTAATTATATTATTAACTGTATTATTATGTTTTAACTTTTGTTTAAGAGGGTCTTTAACTTTCCTTAAAGAGGGGGTATAAGAAAACTTAAATAGGCTGTGGATAATTCTACGGTTTCCCATTTCCTTAGAAACATGGGAAGTGATACACTTTTTATCTAGTAAACTCTTAATTATAAGAGACACTCTTGTTTTGCTGAGGCTAAAGAACTTTGCGAAATAATCATTACTTGCGAAACATCCGTTGTCTCCATCAAGACTCATAATTTCTACAAGGAATACTTTTTCCTGGAGTGTAAGTTTTTCGTTTAGCCATATTTCCTTGGGAATCCAGATCCCCTTCCATTCTCTTTTCACTAAACTATTCCTCGCTCATCTGAAATTCTGGCGACAGTACGTCAGACAAGCGAGGTTTTCTAGGTTTGCCGATCTTGCCAACCGTAAACCTATGCTTCTGCTTTTAAATTATTACTAATATTCTTTTCAAGTTCAATCAACTTGCTCTCAAGATTAATTGCATCATCTCCCATAATTATAATAGCAAAAGTTTCTATCAAGGTCTTTGATATAAGTTCCACTGCCGAACTATTTCCATTAGCACTGGCTAGGTAAAACTCGCCTAGAGACCGTGAAAAAGATTCGATCATTTCTATTTTGTCTTCGATTGTTAAATCAAATACAGCTTTGTCTGTCCAGTTCTTCATTAAAATAACATGTGTTCTTGTGAAACTATAATTACAGTAACCAACATTCCTAAAAACAATCCAAGAAAAAATACAAGAACAGCCAGTTTGGAATTTGCCTTGTGAGATTCAAGAATTTTCTCATATTCATTTTTATAAGGATTAAAGGTCATTCGCTCAGGTTTCATTGCATACCTCATTATGTATAATTTGTTACCCCACATTTGCCCAAACCAACCGATCTTTTTCAGTTCACTCTTCTTCATTTATTAGATCGTATCTACTGTCAAGAATACGGGAAATATCACGGATAACCTCACCAGAATATTCTTCATGCGAAATTGCTCCTTCAACTTTCCCCATAATTGTGTTGAGTATTCCACGCAGTTGAATCGTTTTTAATTCAGCCTTATGTTTTTCCTCAAGCAATTCATTTGCTCTCTCTGACCACTTTCTTATCAGTCCCGTCGCCAGGTCTGTTTCTGTTTTTATTTGATCTATTGCGTTTTTCATAAGTCCTCCTTAACTCATTTATTATTGTTTTCAGTTCATTATCGGAACATTCAGTAAGGCATCTTTTTCCGACATGTTTTTCTTTTACTTCTATTGTAATTCCAATTCCCATGTAATATTGTGCTAGTGCAAATGCACCAATCAAATTCTTTTCGTCAGGGGGAGACAGTTTTTATGTGGAAGGACAGTCGGTATCTGCAACTACCTCCCCCTCGAAATATAAGGACTTGGCATACTCAGTTCCGATGCACACACCGTATCTGAGTGGCGTTGATTCACTGATCACGTTGTACCGCAACCAACCAAGTCCTTAGCTGTGCCTCGGAACACAGATTACTTCTGGTTTGAAAGCGCATTAACCATTTCGTCAGCAGAAGCGAGTTCCGTTCCCGCATATCCCGCACACGCTAACGCTCTACCCCAAGCTGAAGTTTGTGCAACCTCAACATAAGATGTCTTATTAATATAAGATGCGCTTTTGTGTTCGTGGGCGATGCCTTCAAAAGTCCTACCATTTCCATACGTTAGCGTAGCCTTGACTATAACCTCGTCCCCTGAAACGGTAAGAAGTTCTGATGTCATCGACCAACTATCGTCATCACTATGACACTCAGACATCCTTTCAGCTACGGTCTTGTATTCTTTTTTGTGTATGGTTACAGGCACTTAGGTGAGTCTCCATATCCTTATAGACGGAGTATTACGGCTGTCAATGCCATAATATGTTCTATAGGTGTATGTGTTACCAGTATCCTTGCGAAGTTTCCCAAGATGACCTACAAAACCTCTTAGGCTGTACCCCTTTGTGCCTTCTTTTACAAGGAATGAATCCCCAACCGCCATATTACGCATAAAGGAATATTTTGAAGTTCCCTTTTTATTGCGCTGTGGGTTTGGAAGGGGATGATTTTGTTCCATGACAAAAACTGTACTTTTGTCTCTCATGCTTCCTCCTGTTTTTATTCGTTAAACAAGTCCTCCATAGACTCGTTAAGTATGTGGGCAATGGCAATCTTGTTACCCCTATTAGGCTCGAATTTGCCAGCTACCCAAGTTGATACTGTAGTCCTGTGAACGCCAAGTTGGCGACTAAGCCAAGACAAACTTCGGTCTTGTGCTTTTAGGCTTTGTACTACTTTTTCCATAACATCCTCATTTCCCGTTGGAATGTAGTGATTCTAAACATAATGTCCTAATACTAATCATAATGTTTAGATATTAGCAAACACTGAGAACATCACTAAGAATATAATTATAGCTAATGTCCAAGATAATAACTCATCCTCATGCCAATCATCACCTGGATTTATTTCTTCTTTCCTCATTTTATCTCTCCTCTTTTTCTAGCATTTTTATTATGTCAAAAAGTTCAGTTATCCTATCGTTGATTAGTTTATAATCATCTATATGCTTACGCTGTAGATTTATAAACATCTGTTCATGGTCATCCAGTTTGTCCATCATTTTCAACATATCTCTTTTAATTTCTTCTATTCCTAGGCTCATTTTTCCTCCTTTTTTTTCATCTCACGGAACTTCTGTGACATCTCACGGAACAACACTACGGAATGTTCTGTTGTCGTCACAGTTTATTAGTTATGACTTGTCATATCTTAGGTGTGACATGTCACGGAACAACACTACGGACTCAAAAACGTGGTAATAATTTCAACACATCAATCGTTTCGTCTGCCGTGCTGTGTATCATCTCAATGACAACCGTATCTGTCTCAACGACATCAATATAACCAAAGTTAAGTGCCTCAGTAGCCTGTTCTAAGGCTTCCTCTATACCAGAGGCATCTACATTGATTGGTTTATAAGTAACGGTTTCCTCAAAAACTATTGTATATTTCATTATTTGTCCCCATCCTCAAATGTCCCCATCAAACAGGCATCCTCTATCTTACCGTATGGACTCTCGACCTCTGTAATTCTTTTATAAGCACTCCCGCTTAATTCTTTCCACTTATCCGTACATAGGTAGTTAGTTATAAACCAAGTCTTATAACAACCAACAGAACAGAACTCATCATTATAATCTATCTCAGCTTCTCCGCAATCTTTTCCAAGTTTTGTTCCACACTGGTTACAAAAGTCATGCCCTATCTCAACTTCCTGCACATTGTCCTCATAATCCCAAACTAGAACTGTTATTTTACTCACTTTTACCTCCTTTGTTTTTATAACGACAATGCCATTCCTTTTCATTATCGTCTATCATTGCTATCAACCTATTTATAAATGCATCTGCGATACCGCCTATATTTCCTGTAATCCCTCTAACACTTATATACCTATTCAATTCCTTATAAACATCATCATCTATGGTTAATACAATTTTTTTCATTATAATCTTGCCCTTTCTCTCAAGATACTTTTAGACGCCATGCCTCCACAACTACCTGCTAGAGCGGGATCTGATCCACGTTATGTATAATTGATGAATTATACATAATATTTGAAAAAGTCTTCTGCCCCTGGTTGCTGGCGTTACTTGAAGATGAAACTAAAGTACAATCTCTATGCATTATTCAATCTCTCTAGATCATCGACCATATTTCCAAAATGATTTGACCATCCATTGTTCGGATGGTTCCATCCAGACAGATAATCCTGAGTGCTATCGGATTCCATGTACCGCCTAACTATTTCATTCGCATTGACCGTTGCCACTCTCCTCCAACCATTTGGATAGTGCATATTCCTATGTTCTCGCATGTCTTGAACATATTGGACTGTATCTGGGTATCTTGCCCATATTTTACTTAATGTTTCAATCTCTTCAAGACTAAATCCACGATAAATGGAATAATTCACGTTTGTACTATCACTTTTTTGCAAGTCTACAAGGCTACAATTGAGCATATACTTAAAAAAACCATTAACATAGTCATGATCAGTCTGATAATCTTGAGTATTTCCATTTTCATCTATACTCTCAGTATAATTCTTTAGATTTTCCCAACCATTTGTATCCGCCCACTTTTTGATTCGCTTCTTTGTACGATATAATCTATGTACCATCACTTTTTGTCTAGGTGGCAACTTCTTAAAAAAAGGTATATTTTCATAATAATTAGACGTTTTAGAATTTGTTGGATATTCTTGCTTTATTGAATTAGGCATTTTTATTAAACTCCTTTTCATCATCATCATCTAAAATATCATCATATTCCCAACAATTATTACAAATACATTCCTCTGGGACACCACCTATTGAGGAATATTTATTTTCACAAACACTACAGGTAAATTCAATCATTAAATTTCTCCCAATCTTTATCTTTTATTAAACTAACAGCATCCCAAAAAGTATCCTGTAATTCATTTTCATAATCGTAATAATAATCGTAATTATTATAATTTAGCACAAGACCATCCCCAACGTCACCCTCATCAATTAATTCAATACCAATGGGTACCTTCAAATTATAAACTGTTGGATCGTAACCGTCACCATGCCCACCGTAACATCTAGAGGTGTCCCAATTGTTATCGTTTTTATCCGTATCTTTTATATAACCACACATTATCTAAATTCCACGCCCCTCATAATAGAAAATGATTCCCTATATTTATTGACCCTCTTGTTTTCAATAAATTCTGAGCAATCCAGAGTTTTGTGTTTATCACTGTTTACAATTCTTTTTGTTTTCTCCTTTACCTCACCATCCTCAACGGTATAATATCTACGACATTCCTCACAGGAACATTCACTATTATGAAATTTGCCCACTGGTGGCGGTAAACCACCGTCCTTTTTTCCCTCAATGGTTTGCTTTTGAGCAATCCCAATGTTTTGTTGAATCTTGTTCATATCAATTATACATAATATTTTTGTTCTGAGCTGGATTCCCTGGGATTATCTCCTTGTGGCGCATTTCCCTGATTAAATATCCCCATAATATCTTGCTGTTTCTGTTTCTAATCTCCAACATGAATAGCATCTACCGTCATAATCGTGATCTTCATATTTTCCAATCGCCTCATCACAATCAGTGCATCTATTAATACCGTCATTATCAATATCGTTTTCAATTATTCCATATTCCTCAGAAGTGTCCCATCGGCCACCTCTATGTAATTCAACATTTTCCATTATGCGATTGTTAAGTTCGGTTTGTCGCTGATACCATTTTTTTCTAGTGTAATCCCAATTGCCATTTGAATACCAATTGCCATCTTTCCAAATTCCTTTGTTTTCATTCACAATTTTTATATCACCATTTCTATTTAGAAATATCATTTTATCAGTTCCTATATATCCAGTGATTAATTCAATCATGGATTTATTCCCTGTGAAATTATTTGGTAAATTTGAAATGAACTTACAGAATTTCATGGTATCACTTATCTCAGAATCAGCAACCGAACACCGATCAATAACTCCATTATGTACCATGTAAACATCATCATTTACTTTATGAGGATGCGTATTTGCAACATCAATTAATCCACTTGTCGCTATACGGAAATGCAAAATAAAATCTGTATCAACTAATCTTTCATGTTTTCTATACATTGAAATATACTTTTCAAATGAATCCACTTCTTTCCGAATAATAATTTTGTTGTCATTAACATACATAAATCCACCACCATCTGGATTTGTTTCCCAACATTTTTCCATTGTCTTATCGTCTATTTTAGAATTTTTTGGCTTTAGTACAGCAACACACATAATCACCCACTCCTTGGTTTAATCTTATAGTTATTATCGTCTCGCATTGTAAAAACAGCGCAAGGTTCTTTTTTGTTTTTAAAATCTTTCTCATTCCTTACAGCATCCATATAATAATCGTGGTAAAATCTGATTTGATCTGTAGGTACTAACTTTAAATATTCATTAACATAATGAAAATCATTTTTCTTATTAAACTTTACAAAATCGAATATTGATAAATTCTGAAATGTTTCTTGTTTTGTAAATTCAAATAGTGAATGTATAAATTGTAGATTCATCAAAAAAGTTTCTTTCTTTAACGTGCCTCTAAAGAATCTACATTCAACTCTATCATCTGGTAAATTGATTGCTGTATTTCTTATGTTTCTCGTATTCTCGATCAATGCTTTTTTTGTATATAATGGGTGAAACAACTCCCCACATTTAGTGAAAAACGTATTGTCGTATAAATATCTTTCAATACTTTTTTTGGTTGCCATTATACTTTTTATTTCTAGATCACCTACAGTGTTGTAGTTGTGAGCGGAAAACACACTGGCCCACGATACCAAATTTCTCCATGATCGTCTAGAAATATCTTTAATGAATATTGGATTCCAATATATAAATGTTGAAAACTTTAATAAATGTATTGGTGAAAAGGCTTTCCTGTTTAATGAAAAATGCAATCCACATGTTTGTGTATCATGTGATCTAACCCCATACTTTGGTAGATCAAATATTGGCTGTATCATATCTCTGCTAGACATCCATGCACTGTAACTTTTTGGATGGGTTACAATTTCAAATCCATTAGATAGGCTACTATCTGATTTTAGATAGACATGGTTTTCGTCCTTATCATCCATTTTTTCAATGAAATCATTAGCTATATCACTTGTTGATCGACCACTGGCTTTATTTTCTACCTCTAATTCAAATCCAATTATTTCGGCTGTATCTTCATAATTGCCAAAACTTGTTTTAAAAACATCTTGATCTAATTTTGTTTTCTTATCGGTCATTCGTTTATAAGCATTGTAACCCACACTAACCAATCTTTTCACCACTTTATTTTCCATATCTTCTGAATTGGGATCATCATCTTTATATATTCTTGCTCTATTGAATTTCATTAATCCAACTATTATATCTGGTTTATATGAATATGGGTGAATTCCATCTGATCCATTTCTTTCCTCACGTTCCTCATCACAATCTTCACAATAATTATATTCATTCACACTCACCACATCTTCATCATAAGAACAATCACAAGATTCGCAGTATACAGAATAATTTTCATAGCAATGTTCACACCACCCATTATCATTTGGTTGTACAACATACATATCATCATTTAGTGTGGCATCATCGCATCTATCACAATTAAAATAATTTTCATCTAGGCAATCTGTACAGACATAATCCTCAACATATTCAAGATAAATTACATCATCCTCATTATCTGTTTCCGATTCGCAATCGTGACAAACAAATAAAGGTTCTGTTTTATTGTCTGTATTCATCGTGTACACCCACAAGAGTTTTCTAGTACATTATTTTTAGGGTTAAAATATCTTACCGTATCCTTGTGTTCTATCAAATATTTGTAACCAAGGAAAAATGGATCGACGGGTGCCGATATTTTATATCTACCATCGGCCTCTTTTTCTACTTTAAAATCAGTTAACTTTTGACCGTTAAAACGTAGCGTATCACTGCTGAAAAAATAAGGTGCTGTTTTTTTTGTACGTTTCTTTATTTCATATATTGTCATATTATAATATCCTCTATATTTATTATGGCCTTAGATAATATAAAAACTTTCTGAGATATATATTTGCATAGGGTACTTAAATTTTCTGGAAAAAAGAACAGCATCCCACCCTCCCAAATGAGATGCTGAATTGATGCGTTATGTGTTATTGGATACAATCTAGCTATATTCTGATATTTGTTAATTCGTCCAAGGCATCCAGAGTTTTATCTATTTGATCACTCATTGCATTTTCAAATAGATATTCGCTTGTACCCTTTTCCATTTCCACAAGGTAATTATCAATAATAGATTGTGGAATTTCTTTAGGTTTTTCTAATCCCTGAAAGAATTTATTAATGTGGCCTGATGTCGTTTTGCTGTACCAAACATCCGTTTTGTAATTACCACCCAATCCGAGAACGGCCACTGGTGTGGTGTAGCTGAACAGGATCGTAATCCCATTAACCGATAATTCGGTCTGGTTTGCACCTACTGGTCTGAGTTTCATATAGTCACCTCATCCGTATTAGGTACAGGATGCAGAACTTCTCTAATATCAAAATTTGGAATTGCCTTTTGTACTTTGGATTCCTCTTTTGATTCTTCTTTGGTTTCTTCTTTGGGTAGGCTGTCAGTGTAGAATTTTGACAGTGTTTCGTGTTGTTCAACCAGTTCCTCTAGTGATTCTCTGATTGCTTTATCTGATCCAGAATCCACATAGGATTTCCTGGAATGTGAATCGATCAAAATCAATAGATAGGGCAACGCCTGTTTCCATGAAATACTCAGATCGATTAGTCTCTCTGCTGTTTGATCGACTTTTGTTTTCTCATCCATTTATAACTCCTCGACTTGTGCCGTTAGTTTATCGGCGGTCTGTTTGTTTTGTTTTATGGTTGATTCTATCGAATCACAAGTTTCGATTATCTCATTATTGATCCTATTAAGATTCTCGCATTGTTTTTCGATCTTGTCAAATAATTTATCGAGTGTCGATCCTACTAACTCAGTGCTTTTAAAAGTCGTGTCCATCGGTAGACAATATATAAATAAATGATGAATTATCCTACATAATACGATGGAATCTACTACATATAATCTAGTTAGGAATGGCACCTAGTAACCCCACACACCACCCACCCCACAACCAAACAATGACAAAGTCAAGCCCTATTTTCAGGATGACTTTCTGACAATGTCAAGAACTTTATCTCTAACAATATCAGCACTTAGGGGTGTCTCAGGGGAAACCTGCAAGTTTAACAATACCTGAGCTTAACTACCTGACTTGAGGTAATTTCCAGGACAAAACCCTCTAAGTCCAACAATAGTAGGGGTTAGGGGCGGATGACCGTTTCCTAGAGCTGTGTACTAGCACTCCCCTCTAGTTAGTGAAGAGTATAACCAAGAAACAGAAAATAGAGAAAATAAAATTAAAGTATAACCAATAATTCTATCTTAAATATATTATATTCAATCACCTGTTAATAATATTAATATATATTATATATAAGGAGCATAAGAATTCAACACGTTTATAAAAAAGTTAAGTCTAACAATATGAAGAGATAAGGGGATATTTATGTTTAGTGAAACCACTGCTTTAAAGCTGAGTGACCAATCCAAAAGGTTCTCCCCTAAACAAAAGATTGCAATCGAGTTTATTGCTATGAATCCTGCCGCAACCAAGAAAGAAATAGCTGATCACGTCGGAGTTGACCCTGTAACTATATATGATTGGCAGAGGGAACCAAATTTTGTTGATTCAGTCTATGAAAGATATATGTTAGCGTTTGGATTTGAACTACCCGCTGTGCTCCAGGCAATGGTTAGAGAAGCTGTCGCTGGTAATGTCCAGGCGGGGAGATTGATCCTAGAACATAGCGGAAAGCTAGTAAAAAACGTCCATGTTCAAGTAGATTCGCCTTTCGAGAAGTTTCTTAAAGCAGAGGTTGGGGGAGAGTACGAGGATGCTGAAATTATCGAGGCTGAGTACGAATTAGATAAACTTCCAATACGGGATGAGAGAAATAATAAGCCAGGTAAAAGAAAAAAGACTGAAAAGAAAAAGTTAAAGAGAGCAGTGTCTAAGCAGAGGAAGAAAGCTAAAGAATTAAAACAAAGAAGAGAACGCTACGCCCTAAGAGTGAGAGCCGAGAAGGTCGGATTAGAACCACTACCACCTGGTAGATTATCTAAAGGTAAAAGAGAGGTTTGGCTAAATAAATTAAAGAATTTAGAGGCTTCTGCTTAATATATAAGGTTATTTGCCTCTTATTTTTATAATGTTGTCAATATCGGTTTTTTCAGGGACAATTTGGCAATAACAGCTTGCCCGACAAACGCTCCATCCAGTTCCAGGCATCCCCCTAGACATCCAGCTATCCCAGGTGTCTACTTCCCCAGCTCTTCCTAGACAATCTGAACAGTTTTCCACACCTTGAGCAACTATCCATTTATATTTTACGTCTCCCCCCAAATAGAGTTCTCGGCGTGAAGCTTGCATAATTCCTCCAACAATTCCTCGTTTAATGGAGCTTCGAAATTCTCCGAAGATGCGCCCGTTGGAACCAAGGTCTTGACTAAGAAACCCAACAATTGATTGTTCTGATACGCCAGCTCTCCTAAGAATTTCAGCCTGTTGTCTAATTCTTGCATTAAAGACTTGAATTTCCCATCCGAGCATTTCTGAGACCCATCGAACAATCTCTCGATCTCTTTTATCAAGCTTTCCAAATCTGTCTTTTTCATTAGGCATAACTTAGCTGTGTAGTTAAAAAAATCTCAATATGTTTCAACTGGGAAGTCGCCCAGTATCTCTTGAACTTTTTTATCAAGCCTGTCATAAGCGTCTTTATATTCTGATCTTTCAAAGAAATCTGCTGGTAATCCCCAAAATTCTCTCGGTTCAACATACTTACCCTCCACCAAGAAAAACTTACCACCTCTCTCTTTATGCTCTTTCCATGATTCACTGGGGTCTTTCTTAGGTACAGTGAAATTAGACCCAACATAAAACCCTTCGTTCTGGTATTGACCGTATTCGACGCCTATATTAACATGGGCTTCACCATCTGCGCTAGTTGCATCCTCAACTGTAATACTATTGTATAATCTACCAGTATCATAAAGAGGTTTGTCTCCGCCTCTCCCACGCATCTCCCTAACTACCTTCGTCACATCATGTATCGGCTCGAACTCATCTCCATGTATATCATGACCGTTATCTATTCCTCCCCTTATCATATCTCTGGCAATTACTGCGCACTCAGTCAAATGATCCGATATTGCTAGTTTATATTTTTCCACCGCATCCTCTGGGAGAGATGGAATTGAGAAAGAAACCATTATTCACTACCCTTAAAGTAGTTATCTATCCAACATTTTCCATAATACATCACACCAAACCATAGTGAGATTTCAATCACCTCAACATATCCTAGTTCGTTTAATACTTCTAAGTCCATTGCTCAACTCAAGCCCTTGACGAATTTTTCGCCGAGCTCCCTTGCCTCAACAAGCTTCTCAAGGTTTTCTCCAATCGCTTTTAAAGACTGTTGCTCCCCCCAGGCCATAGGGTCGTTTAAAATTTCTTCTATATTACCCTTTAGGGTAATATCAACGTCGTTTAATTTATCAAGCTCCTTGGCGAAGCTGATTAAAGAGGCCTTGTTGGTTTCTTTGCTCATTTATTTCCCTATTATCATCAATTATCTTCTGAGCTTCTTTTAAAGACAGGTCTTTGTTGTCCCGTATCATAATCTTTGCATCAGTTATTAAATTGTGGGCCAAATCAAACTCATCCCTCATAATTTGGTCTTGAACTGTCATGGGATACTCAACTTCACCGAAATCGACAGCAAATTTATCTGGTAATTTGATATTATTATATTCAGCTATAGCTTTCTCTACTCTATATAGTTTCTGTTCATAAACTCGCCATAGTTCAATATCATCAACAAAATCTTCATGACGCTCTAGGTCTTTTATCATTAAACTGATTCCAGACGGTACTTCGCCGCCTGTTTCTGCCCATGTTACCCAAAGATGATGATTTTGCGCCACCATCTCTATCTGAAACTTGACATTGTCTATAACATTATCAATATCGCCACCTGGAGACGAAATATTATACGATCCACCCTCGCCAAGCATGAGTATTTCATCGCTTCCCGTTCTCGCTACTGGTTTGTCGGATTCTAGGTTTGTCCACGGCTGACCGAACATCTGGTATCTTAATCCCAACTGCATTTCGGTCATTGTTATATTAACGTGCTCATTAGCATTAATAATGTCCGAACTACCCTCAACATAGAAAGAATCAATCTGATTTTCACGGTGTAGGAAAATAAACGGCAAAACTCCGTAGTTATGACTCTCACTATGTATAACTGTACCTTCAGCATCATATACAATGAAATGCTTGTCATCAAAGAACGCATATTGAACTTTTCCTGTGTCTTCAGGATCGTTTACTGGGAGATTCATAGGATATACAATAGCACTAGGATTAAATGGATCACTTGAAAAATATGGGTCAAAATAATAAACAGGACGATATTCAAATTTCTCCAATTCTTCATTAAACATAACCCTTACGGCGATGCTTCCAACCAAACGAGTCATTCTTTCCAAATGTTTCATAGTCACATCTTTATTGCCAACCAGATCAAAATATTTCGGATTCACGTTTCTATTTGCGCCGATTGTATATATTCGGCTTATTTTATTAATAAATTTCTTGGTGAAGTTTGCTTCATAAGGCGGAATCTCTTTAAAGGAGTCTGCCCCAAAATAATCGTTTATATACTGATCCGTAGAAGTCCCCGTATAATAATTAATATATTTTCTCACCTGGTCTCGCCTTGCTTTAGACTGAAGCATCTTAAACTCTTTCAATGAGTTTGATACGATCTCGGCTGGCGTTATTGGTATCATTTCCATAATATTACCTTTTTATTGTTCTGATTTCTCTGCTTCTTAAGGGGAAGCGATTTGTAACGAAATAACGAAAAGCATCACACCCGTGATCATGATAACCGTCTTTCATGGGGTCTGACTGTAATTGCTTACCCTCAACCGCCTCTGGATAACGATAATTTTCGAAATCTTCCATAATTCCAGTACATCTTTCATCAACATGTACTCTTCTTATTTTATCTGCACTTTCAAAGAATCCTCTAACATGACTTACACCTGAAGCGATGTTTCTACTTAATTTATCTTTCCTAAAGCGTATAGCCATTCCGTTCTTTCTAAATATCTCGGTGTCGCCCAATCCAGACTGACCTTGAACGTGTGAACCCGCTGGGTCGCCGAAATATACGAGCACTGAGTAAGGTTTTGCTTTAACTTTCTTTGCCAAAGCATCTGTGGCAATATTTCTCTTGTGAACTATCTCATCTATTATATTAATATGAGTAATTCCCCCAACAGAATATGTTTGAGTCCATACACAAGCGGGCATACGATAGCCAAAATCTATTGTACAATATGTTGGTAGATTCGGATTATATGGAAACTCGCCGCAGTCAATCTCCCTTTTAAACGGATATACACGACCCTCAAATGTAGAAAATTCTCCACCGTATTCCTGATCAAAAATTTCTTTAGCAAGATTTCTCTTTCTCTCAAGTATAAAGGGGTCACTCTGCCCGAGGGGAAAAGCATGGGTATTCGTCCATGAGGGTGATTGAAGAGAGTACCATTGTGGGTCTGTTTTACCAAGGAGGTATAAGTCATAAACCCAATTGTACCCTTGCGGGGTGGTTATGAATATTGCTTTTCCCTTTCTATCGGACAGAGTGGGGGATAAGTACATATCCCAAACTTTTCGAGGCATCTTTGCCGCCTCATCAATAATCAATAGATCTAAACCTTCGCCCACCAAACTTGAAGGGTTATCAGCCGACATACCCTCTACCACTGATCCCCACTTAAATTTAATATACTGTTCTTTTTCACTTGCATTACTAATATCGTCTTCGTGTCCAACTACCATATCTTTCCATATTTCTCGGAACATCAGCCTGGATTTTTTATATGAAAGACCAACCAGCCATATTTTTTTATCTGGTTGTGCCGCAATAAACTCTGCCTCTCTGAAGGCGGCTGTCGTCTTCCCATATCGCCTACCACAGATGTTCACAAAAAAGGAAGCTGAGTCTTTGTCTGGAAAATGAAGTTTTTGCTGTCCAGCATGTGGATTATACCCAATGTATTTGAACCACTTCCTCTTAAAATCGTGTGTTTGTAAGGCTTCCAATAATTCTTTTTAATTTATGATTGCAGGAATCTTGATTCGCAATTTAAGTTTGTGTCAAATATTTTGGCAATCCGAAATAATAATAATACTCATACGGAGGTAAAATGGATAATCAACCACAGGAAGTTGTAAACCCTGAAGTCAGTCAAGACGTAAAAACGAAGAGCACAGAAGCCACAGAAAATGTACTATCACCAAATGTCCCCTATCATAGATTCAGTGAGTTAACAGAAAACTATAGGGAACTTGAGGATAAGTTCGATGGTCTTGTTAAAGAACAAGAATCTGTCCGACAGAAGAAACTCCAAGAAGAAGGAAAATTTCAGGAGTTAATAGTCGAAAAAGATAAAGCCATCGAAAAGCTTTCTCAGGATAACAAAGATAAGAGCGAATACCAAGGGTTGCGTAGAGATATGCTTCTCTCTGAGTTGTCAGACGATGACAAACAGACATTTGGTAATCTTCCTCTTATACAATTAGAATTACTCGTCTCAAGATTCTCGAAGGAACAAGTTAAGAATGTTCCCGACGTTCCTGGCGCAATAGCTGACGGAGAAATGCCCAAAGATTGGGTATCAATGCCAGCTTCAGAGAGGCGCAAGAACTGGGATAGAGTTTTGCAGACGTATATGCGAAAATGATTTTTAGGAGTTAAAAATGGCAAAACATTACCAGGGTAGCCCCGCAACGACGACTACCGAACAATATTTCATACCTGAAATTTGGGCTGATGGAATATATAAGTTTTTCGAGAGAAAAACCGTGTTTCGTGGTTTGTGCGATGATTATTCAGCTCTTGTTGGAAGCAAAGGTTTCGGAGATGTAGTACATATTCCAGAAATCGGTATAATTTCAGCTTCAGACAAAGCCGCTGGAAGCGACGTATCTTATGACGCAACCGCATCAACCGAGACACAACTTGCTTTAGATAAGCATAAATATGTCGGAAAATTATTTGAGGACATAGCTCTCATTCAATCCGAGGCAGATTTGGTAGCAAAGTACACCCGTATGATGGGTGAAGCTCTTGCTCGCCAGTTAGATGCAGACATTTGGGCGGAACTTGACGGTCTTAATGACAGTCAGGCACTAAGCGCAGATGACACATTAACTGCCGCAGTATTTGAAGCCGCACTAGCGGTTTTAGGTGAAGCAGACGTTCCTTATATGGATGGCGAATGTGCGATGGTTGTGAATCCAACGCTTTTTGCTGACATCTTGAATCCTTCTGCTGGTATCGCACAGTATTTCATTCGTAATGATGCTGTGGGTGAAGGCAACCGAGGCTTAAGAAGCGGAATGGTTGGATCACTGTACGGAATTGATGTTTATATGAGCAATACCGTTGCCAGTTCTGGAACAAGCTCAACGATTCCAGGTGCAATCTTTCATAAGAGTGCTTGCGCCGTTGCTATGCAACAAGAAGTTAGAGTTCAAAGCGAATACTCGATAGACGCATTAGGAACCAAGGTGGTTGCTGACATGGTCTATGGATCAAAGATTCTTGATGATTCTGACAACAAACGTGGCGTTAAATTTACTAACGTAGATTAATGAAACACGGTAACGTGAGTTAATGATTGACGGGGCGGGCAACCGCCCCCTCACTCTAGGAGTATATATGGAATATTGGAAACACCCTTCGCAAGGCAAGGTTCAGTCATTTGATAACGATAAGCACCCTGAGAAAGTCTCAGAGCTAGAGAGTCAAGGATGGTTTAAGATCAAGAGTAGAGACGATTGGTCTGCCTTCAAAGCTAAGCGGTCTTACAAAAAAAAGAAAAAGTAAAAAATTATCGAGATACGGTCTCGTTCACGGCATCATAAGCCTTAGAGAGGAAGAAAATTATGGCAGATTTACACAGGCACTCCGTCCAGGAGGCACTAAACACAGAAACAGCATCGGTCTATTCAGTAGGCTCTGTAGCTACTATTGGTTCTACTGCAAGCGCAGTTGACGTATCAAGATTTCATGTTGTTCACATTCAAACGTCAGAAGATATTTATATACATTTTAGCACAGTTGATACTGAATCAGAGTTAAGTACGGCTAATGATCTATATTTAATGGGCGGAGACACAATTTTTTCAATAAAAGTTCCGAGCGGATTAGGCGCAACGGTTTATCTATTAATGGAACGAAAAGGAAGTTCAGATTCAACGGTACGATTAGTAAAGGGTTAATAAGATGAGAAGTGGATTTTTTTCAGCGGTAGCAGATGCAATATTCGATGGCGGTACAATATCTGGTGATTTAGTTGTTGACGGCGATTTAACCGTTAATGGTAATAGTACAGGAGCTTACGACGAGCTTGTAAGTGGCAACCTGGCGATAGGATCAGAAGATAAATTGTTTCTAGATGGTGGCGGGGACACATATATCCAAGAAGACAGTGCTAACAATATATTATTTAATTCAAGCACAGCAACCTTCTCAGGAACCGTAACGGCGGATGGCTTCGCAACAACAGGTAATATATCTGGGAATATAACCGCAACACAGTTAAACGTAGAGGCCACAGGAGATTTAAGATTAGAAGATACAACTGGTGGAGAATATGTAGCTCTGCAAGCACCTGGAACAGTAACGTCTTATACGGTTACTATGCCAGGGGCAGTTGGTAGTAGCGGTCAAGCTCTTCGCTCTTCAGATGGTTCAGGAACTTTAGAATGGTACACCCCTGAAGAAGGTGATATTACTTCGGTCGTAGCTGGCACTGGTCTTTCAGGCGGAGGTACAGCAGGAGCGGTTACTTTAAATTTAGACGGCGTAACTGTAGATCTATTTGCTGGTTCCGCTATCCAGGT